ACTTATCTTTAATGACAGATAGCTCTTCATTAAGCCTGTCGATATAGACCTTGTCTTCGGACAGGTTTAGTCTTTCTAAGCCTTTAAAGGCCATCTGGGACAGTTTATCGTCTGCATTGGTCTTAGGTACTGGCAGAAGGTCTAGACCCTGGTAGAAGTCATATTCTGAGACTTTGTCGGCTATCTCCATAGTATTATCATATATATCTGTTCTAACTATATTAGATTTATTAAAGTCTGCCTGTAATTCCTCACGAGACTGAATAAATAAATTATAGTTTTGGAATGATATCTTCCTGTCAGGATACATATAATTGAACCTATCCAGCATATTATTCATATTTCTAGACATTTCAAAGTCTGCTTCTTTATCTGACTTAGGGGATGTTGATAGAATAAGCATTGCTTCTTCTAGGACACGATCTTCTTCTTTAGCAAAATGTGCATCTCCAGTAGCCACCGCTTTAATTTTAAGCTCATCTGCAAACTCTAGGAGCTTATTATTAATTTCTTCAGGGTTGTGGGATTGAACCTCTACATAAAAATCATTACCGAATTCTTTTTTAAATGTGCTTAGCATCATTTTAGCTTCGCTAAATTCTTTTTTATCAATGGCCTTAGTTATTAGTCCGTTAAGGCATCCAGATAAAACAATTATGCCTTCCTTATATTGAAATAAAATCTCTCTGTCAATACGTGGTTTATGATAGAAGCCTTCGTTCCACGCAAGTTCTTGAAGGGTATTAATATTCTCTAGGCCCTTTTTATTTTTTGCAAGCAGGATAATATGGTTGTATGCCTGAATTGATTTATCTGTTTTAGAGGAGCGATCAAATCTATCTGTAGGAGATATATACGCTTCTACTCCAAGTATTGGTTTAATCCCTTGATCTTTGCAAGCAATCTGCATTTCACGATGTGAGGATAATGTTCCATGGTCTGTAATGGCTAATGCTGTTTGTCCAGCATCCTTAGCTGCCTTAACAAGTTCGGCAGGGGAGTTAAGGCCATCCATTAATGAATAGTATGAATGAACATGCAAATGTGTGAATGACACTTAACTCTCCGCCTTTACTTTTGTCTTACCAGTCTACGCTGCTAGATGTAGCAGAAGACTCATCTGAGTTTGTTCCGTCTCCCATATAAAAAGCTTCTTGCTCAGCATATGGTACGTGACGAACTGCAGTTTTTTCAAGATCATACAATTCAATAGCAGAAAAATCAAATGGTGATTCATCTTTAGCTAATGGAATAATTGTATAGCTTGTATCTGTTTTTGTGCCGTTACGCTTTACTCTCCACATTAAGTTAGTAATGCTTCCCATTTCCCCAGCGTATTCGATAAGGGTAGGTGTAATAGTCTTTCCACTGGTTCCTTGAGAAAGAATTGCGGCATATGGTTCTGTTTTACCATCGTCTACTAATACATTAATGTATAGTCTTGTTCTTGCTTTCCAACCCGCCTTTGGGTCTTTGCGATGTTGTTCGTTTGCCCAGTCACGACCTTCTGTTTCCATTGTGTCTAAAGCTTTACGACGGTAATCCTTTGGATTTGTGTGCTCAAGCGCTATAAATCCGCACCCAAGTTTATCATTATATGTTGGTGAATCTGGATCTAGTTCTTGAAGGAATCGAATTTTAACGCTTTCGCCGTCTTCAATCTTAAGCCAGCGAGCTTTATTTTCATCTCCGCCACTATATGTAGGCTTATCTAGTGCCTTGTTTAGGTCTTTTAGACCCTTTACTATACTCATTTATATCTCCTTTGTAGTTGATGGTATAAATCCATCTGTATTTTTTATTATATCACGAGTTCCAAGTTCTGTATTCTATATTGGATACAGAATTTTTTATGCAGGCTTTAATTTCCTCATCAGTCATATCACCAGCATCTTTTGCACCATGAGGGTATATCTTACCATATTCATACGAACCCCACAAGATGTCTTTCATTTTTAATTTATTGGCTATACTGTAGCCAAGCTCTCTACCAGCAACGTCGTTGTCTGTGAGAATAGTTATTTTATTAAAGTGTCTATTTAATAGCCCCTGTTGCTCTACCGATAGGAATCCACCAAGGGTTGCAACAACATTTGGAAAGCCAGCCTGATGAACACGTATTGCATCAAAACTAGACTCAACCACAATAACGTTATCCCCAACCCTTTTAGCACGATGTATATTAAATATTGTTTTGCTCTTTGGAAGGTTGGTGCTATTCTTAAAAGACTTACCCTGTATTAATCTTCCAACAATTCCAATACATGTTCCATCTGGGCTATGAACTGGGACAGTTACCATGTCCATATTTTTAGAATACCCAAGATCAAAGTAGTCCATAGACTCTAGATTTATCCCACGAGAAATAAAATAGTCACATGCTTCCTTACTGTTTTTTCTATCTTCAGATAGTTTTGAAATAGTTTCTTTATTAAACTCTTTAAAGTCTGGCTTTTCCTCAAACATCTCAGACATGGTTTCTTCAAAGTTATCCAAGATCTCTGCCTCTTTGGATGAAATAAATCTCATGGCCTGGAAATCATTTTTTTGTAGAATCTTTTTAACTAACTCTATAAGGGTTCCAGCTTCTCCGCATGCTGGATTAAAGCATATGAAAGCACCATATTCTCTGCTTACGCTGAAGCTTGAGGTATGCCTATTAGAATGAAATGGGCAGTAGCATAGGAAGTCATTTGAAGTTTCTCCAACTATATCTAGTCCAAGACCTTTTATAATTGACTTAATGTGGTTTGGCGAGTATTGCGTGGAATCAACTTTCCTTGCGTAATTCCCTCTGATTGCCATGCCTTTTTCCTTCCTACGTATATTCCTTGAAGAGTCATTAAGAACTTCCATGTCTCTCCAGTAAATTCTATCGAAAATGCAGTGTCTATGTCAAGTACTCTTGAATATCCTTCTCCACGCATCTTATCAATAAGCAAGCTTTCGTACTGATGCCTCATCCTAATTATGTCAGAGTCATCACGAAATTGTACAGATACTTGAAATCTTTTAATTTGTTTGTGGTGGTACGTAGTCATATAACTCTTTAATAATACCTCTATTGATATCCCAGTCTAGGTGAAAATCAAACTCGTGCCCGTGACGATTCTTTCTTGAAACAACTTCAATTAAATTAGTTCCTGGATATCTGTGAATAGCCATAGCCATATCGGCATCGTATTCAATTGCTTTTGACCAAGCAACTTGAGACATCATTGGAGGGTTTTCCTGATCTGAAATATCGTCAGCTGTTGCAGCAGTAATATCTATAATAGGAATATTATTAGAAACTGCAAGCAATTTAAACTCACGAGAAATATTTCTGTTTCTTTCTACTTCAGAATTACTGCGCTTATTATCATTAAAGAGCTGATGATAATCCAAGATAACGAGATCTGGTTTGTGCTGATCGATCTTACCCTGTACCGTAGCAGGAGTAACTTCAGCTGTGCCTTCGTTAGATACAAGGACAAAGCTATTCTTTCCTTCAAACTTCTTTTTACCCCATGTCCTGAAATCATCTATATTAATATCACCTTTTGATAAATCACTAGCCTTGAATAGACCAGATCCCAACATTGTATAAATACGATCACGCATATTTTCTGGAGACATTTCAAGGGAGATAATCATTGGCTTGAATCCTTGTTCCCATGCTTTACATGCTAGATAAGAAGTAAACCATGTCTTACCCTTTCCTGGCCATCCAATTGCAACAATTAAATGTCCTGGAGCCATACCAGTTGGATATGCTGTATCAATAGCTTGGAAGCCAGTTGATATTCCTGGACTTCCACCCATTACTGCAGAGCGATCTTTTACTGATTGAAAATGTCTTTCTGCTGATTCTAAATCTGTTACATCTAAGTCACGAACATTATTTGTAAATTTTGAAAGACTAGCTAATTGACTTTGCATTTCAGCAAGCACTCTGGATGCTGCCTCTTCTTTTAATGCAGAACCGCTTCGAAGAATAACGCTTTTTAATCTTGCTGAAAGATACTCATTCTTTAATGTGTCTAAATAGTATCCAGTTTCTGCCTTTACATTATTGTCTGGCTCGAAGTCTTTAAACTTTTCCTGAAGAACTCCAACTTCTGGGACAGCCTTAAACTTATAGTAATATGACTTTAAGCCTTCCCATATATCTCTATGAGAGGTAAATAGCTCATCTACATTGTCTGCTAGCAGAGTACTAATGTCTTTATTTTTACATACTGCAGATATTAAAGTTGCTTCTGTATTCATTACTCTCCGCCTTCCACTAATCTTTTTGTAGCCTGCCGTAATAGTTTACGGTTTGCCTTATCTTTTTCAATTTCTTTTTGCATAATATCTAGTTTATCAAAGTTATAAAAGAAAAACTGTAGCGTATGGTTTATCTTTGATGTTGTAAAATAATACTCAATAAGCTGTTTGGCACGATCAAAGCCAACACTCTCTATAACGTCTTGCATTCCCCACTTCTCTCTAAATTTATTTATAGTGGCAGCCTTACCGTACTTTTCACTGTACAGATTTTGATACATAGTCAACAAAATATAAGGCTCTCTATTATTTGCCATTCTTTAACTCTTCTTCTACCTCACGAGTTTTTTGAATAAGCTTTTCTTCAACAAATTTATATACTCTTTCTGTTGCTGTATCGACATTTTCTCCATGCCTAATATCATCCTCTAT